GAACCTGTACCAGCGCATCATCGACGAATACGGCGCGGACAGCTACCAGGCCAACGTCGAGGTGTACGGTCAGTTTCCGTCAGAAGGCGACGACCAGTTCATTCCGGTCAACCTGGTGGACGACGCCATGAAGCGGCCTAGGCTGAAAGACGAGTCAGCACCGATCACCATCGGCGTTGACCCGGCACGGTTTGGATCGGATGCCACCGTCATTGCGGTGCGGCAAGGACGCGATATAGTCGCCATCAAGCGGCTGCGCGGCGCTGACACGATGGAAGTGGTCGGTCACGTCATCGAGGCCATCGAAGAATACAAGCCCGCGCTGACCGTGATCGACGAGGGCGGCTTGGGTGCAGGCGTGGTGGATCGGCTGAAGGAGCAGCGGTACAAGGTGCGCGGCGTCAACTTTGGCAACAAGGCGCAGAAGCAGCTTATGTACGGCAACAAGCGGGCTGAGATGTGGGGCGCCATGCGCGAGTGGCTCAAGACAGCAAGCGTGCCAAACGACCGCTTCCTGAAGTCCGACCTGATCGGGCCGAAGACGAAACCGGACAGCAAGGGAACGCTGTTCCTTGAGTCGAAGAAGGACATGAAGGCCCGCGGGCTGGCGTCACCCGACGCTGCCGACGCCATCGCGGTGACGTTTGCGTTTCCAGTGGCGCACAGAGAAGGGCGCGTTGACAAGAAACGCAGCGGCGGATATTCTCCCGGCGGAATTGCTACAAGTTGGATGGGCAGTTAGCGCAATGGCCGACAGGAAAAAGTCTGTTTCGCTGGCCGTGGGCCGTGGGGAAAAGTTGCCCGCGTCCAAAGGTGCGGGACTGACGGCCAAGGGCCGCGAGAAGTACAACCGCGAAACCGGGTCAAACCTGAAGCCGCCGGCGCCCAACCCCAAGACCAAGGCGGATGCAGGGCGTAAGGCCAGTTTTTGTGCGCGTATGGGCGCGGTTGCAGCTAAGGCTAAGGATGGCGAACGTGCCAAAGCCAGCCTCAAACGGTGGAAATGCTCATGAAGAAGCCAGGTCTGTATGCGAACATCAACGCCAAGAAGGAGCGGATTGCCGCTGGTTCTGGCGAAAAAATGCGTAAAGCGGGCGACAAGGGGGCCCCAACAGCCAAAGACTTCAAAAATAGCGCCAAAACAGCGAAAAAGGGCAAATAATGCGCCGCATGACCCCAGCCAAGATGCCGATGGGCCTGAAAATGCCCAAGCCGAAGGCCGAAATGGACGCGATCCCGCTGGCGCGTAAGCCCATGCCGGGCGGCAAGGACATCATCAGCATCACCACGCGGATGCGTGAAACCCCTATGAAGAAGTCAAAGTAAGCATATGGCCGACCCCACAGGCATGGTAGCGGCGGGTAAAGTCGCCAATGTGGGGGCAAACCCTGAGAAGGTGCCTGCGCGCGACGAAGACAAGATGGCAACCATGCGCCACCGCCTGAAGATGGCGCAGTCGGCGTACTCGGACAGCCGCGAAGATGAACTGGACGATCTGCGGTTCATGGCCGGCAGCCCTGACAACCAGTGGCAGTGGCCCGCCGACGTGCTGGCCACCCGTGGTAGTGTGCAGGGCCAGACGATCAACGCGCGTCCATGCCTGACCATCAACAAGCTGCCGCAGCACGTCCGTCAGGTAACGAACGAGCAACGCCAGAACCGGCCCAGCGGCAAGGTCATCCCCGCGGACGACAACGCCGACGTACAGGTCGCTGAGATTTTCAACGGCGTGGTGCGGCACATGGAGTATATGTCCGACGCCGACGTGGGCTACGACACCGCCTGCGACAACCAAGTAACCTACGGCGAGGGCTACATCCGCCTGCTGACGGAATACTGCAACGACGAGACGTTTGACCAAGACATCCGCATCGGGCGCGTCCGCAACTCGTTCAGCGTCTACATGGACCCAACGATCCAAGACCCGTGCGGCGCCGACGCTGAGTGGTGCTTCATAACCGAAGACATCCTCAAAGAAGAATACGAACGGGAGTTCCCCGACGCGACGCCGATCAGCACGCTGTACAGCCAGGGCGTGGGCGATCAGGGCCTTTCGGCGTGGCTTCAGGAAGACACGATCCGCATTGCGGAGTATTTCTACAACAAATACGAAAAAGCCACGCTGCACCTGTATCCGGACAACCAGACTGCCTACCGCGGCACGCCGCAGGACAAGCAGCTTATGGCCATGTTCGGCAAGCCGATCCGCAGCCGCGAGGTTGACCGCAAGAAGGTCATGTGGATGAAGACCAACGGCTACGACGTGCTGCAAGAGCGCGAGTGGGCCGGCAAGTGGATTCCGGTCGTGCGCGTCATCGGCAACGAGTGGGAAGTTGAAGGCCAGATGTACATTAGCGGCCTTGTGCGGAACGCCAAGGACGCCCAGCGGATGTACAACTACTGGACGAGCCAAGAAGCCGAGATGCTGGCGCTGGCACCCAAGGCACCCTTCATTGGCTATGGCGGCCAGTTCGAAGGTTACGAAATGCAGTGGAAGACCGCCAATACGACCAATTGGCCGTATCTGGAGGTCAATCCCGACGTGACGGACGGTGCCGGGGCTGTCCTCCCCCTGCCCCAGCGCGCGCCGCCTCCGTTGCCCCAGACCGGCTTGATTCAGGCCAAGATGGGGGCTGCTGACGACATCAAGGGAACCACCGGCCAGTACGACGCCAGCCTTGGGATGCAGGGCAACGAACGTTCTGGTAAAGCCATCCTCGCTCGCGAGAAGCAGGGCGACGTTGGCACGTACCATTACGTGGACAACCTGGCCCGCGCGATCCGCCACATCACCCGGCAGATCGTGGACATGATCCCAAAGATTTACGACACGCAACGCATCGCCCGCATCATCGGCGTTGACGGCGAAGTTAGCATGGTCAAGTTCAACCCGTCGCAGCCGGAACCGGTCAAGGAAATTCGCGACCAGATGGGCGCGATGATCGAGAAGGTCTACAACCCCAGCATCGGCACCTACGACGTGATGGTTACGACCGGCCCAGGCTACATGACCAAGCGTCAGGAAGCCTTGGACGCCATGTCGATGATTCTGCAATCCAACCCGCAGCTTTGGACTGTGGCAGGCGATCTGTTCATCAAGAACATGGATTGGCCGGGCGCGCAGGAGATGGCGGCGCGGTTCAAGAAGATTCTTGATCCGAAGGTTTTGGCGGAAGGCGATCAGTCGCCTGAGATGATGGCAGCCCAGCAGCAGATGGAGGCCATGACGCAAGAACTGAACCGCATGACCGACATCATCTCCAACGTGCAGGACAGCGTCGCCCAGCGCGAGGTGGACATCAAGGAATACAAGGCCCAGGTGGACGCCTACGACGCCGAGACGAAGCGGATCAGCGCCGTGCAGCAGAGCATGACGCCAGAGCAGATTCAGGACATTGTGATGGGTACAATCGCCGCGGCGCTGGACACCGGCGACCTGATCGGTGGGGCGCCGCAGATGCGCGAGATGCCCGACATGGAACCGCCAGAGATGCAGCCGGAAATGCCCGAGATGCAGCCTGAAATGCCGCCTGAAGGAATGATGGAATGAAGTGCGCGGACTTTGTAGGGATGCTGTTCTTGGCGCGGGATGTGACCCATTCCGCCCACCTGAACACGCGCAGCTATGCCAAGCACATCGCGCTGAACGAGTTCTATGACGGCATCATCGACCTGGCAGACAAGTTTGCCGAAGCCTACCAAGGCAAGTACGGTCTGATCGGGCCGATCTCACTGATGTCGGCCAAAAAGACCAACAACGTGGTTGAGTTCCTTGAAGGGCAGCTAGAAGACCTTGAGCAAATGCGCTATAAGGTCGTCGATAAGGAGTGTACCCCGCTCCAGAACATTATCGACGAAATTTTCGGGCTGTATTACACCTCGTTGTATAAGCTCAAATTTCTGGCGTAAGGAACGGATATGGAACTGCTTCGCCCTTTGAATGACGCCGGGTTTGGTACGCAGACTGCTGCGTATACCGGCACCGCAGGGTCTACGACCGGCTGGAACGCCGGCCCGCAAGGCGTGCTGGTGTGGTCTACGACCGACATGTATGTGCGTGTCGGCGAAGGCGTGACCGCCACGTCTAGCGACACGCCGATCCCCGCGTTTACTCCGGTCCCCTTCACCGTCCCGCAAGGAACTGGCGGTGTGTGGCGCGTCAGCGCGTTGCAAATCGGCGTATCCGGCACCGTCTACGCCAAGCCGATCAACATTCGATGAGCTTTGGCATCCCCGTCCGCAACGGCTTGTCCGTAAGCATAGTCACCACGGCTACCCTTACATCAGGGTCTGGGGCTGGCGGCGGCGGGCGCCGTGACGGCGGAGAGCCTACGCTGATCCTGGATTTCGTGGGTGGCAACGTGCCGTATGGATCAACGCTCAACCTAAACTTCACCGGCCAAACATATAGCGCCTACACCGCCGATCCAGCCGGGCAAGGCTTCCCGAACTTCTGGGCTTGGAGCTAACTCATGCCTTTGACCAACTACGCCTTCGCTGATCTGATTACGTTCACGCGCTCCACCACGGCTACGTTCGTGGGCAGCAATGGCCTGATTCAGTCTGCGGCGATCAACGCCCCGCGTTTTGACTTTGACCCGGTCACGCTGGCTCCGTTGGGTCTGCTAATGGAGGAACAGCGGGTCAACTTGTTGCTAAATAGCGATATTTTGGGTACAAACCTTAGCACGCAAAATGTTACGGTAACCGCCCAGTCTTACACTATTTCATTTTATGGAACCGGAACAGTAACGCTTTCAGGGGCTGCAATTCAAGTTGTTGTAGGCACAGGCGCATACCCTTCACGGCGCACACTTACATTTACAGCGACTGCTGGCGTTTTGACTTGCACTGTTACCGGCACGGTGCAGTTTGCTCAACTTGAAGCCGGCGCTTTTGCCACTAGTTTTATCCCCACCGCCGCATCCACGGTCACCCGCGCGCGCGATGTGGCAACAATAACGGGGGCAAACTTCTCGCCGTGGTATAACGCCAACGAAGGGACGTTTATTGTTTCGTTTACTTCACGGCCCACCGCCGTTGCTCTTGTTGCAAATGACGGATCATTCAACAATCGTCTACCTCAGATGGGTGTAGGCGCAACTTCACTCTATGAAAACTTTATTGTTGCCAGCGGTTCCGTTGTTGCAACTCTTAACCCAGCAGGAACCCATGTTTTTGGCACGCCTGCAACCGTGGCAGTGGCTTACGCCGTGAACAATTATGCTGCGTCTGCAAACGGAGGCACGGTTGTTACAGACACGTCGGGCGCGCTCCCTACGGGAATCAACAATCTTAACATGGGCAGCCTTCAAACCGGCGCTTCAACAATAAACGGCTACCTTCGCAACATCACCTACTATCCAACACGTCTCACCGACGCACAGCTACAGGCGCTCACAGCATGATCGACCTCTATCTCATGACCGCCACCGTCGAAGAAATGCTTGTCGCGTTGATCGCTGCGGGCGTCACTGACGAAGAAGGTTTTCCGGTGGTGGGCGTCTCGCTCGACCACATCGGGTCATTCAGCCGCGTGACGGGCTACGACAAGGTCAAAGAGCCTATCGTTGTGGACTACCCTGGCTGGCACACCAACCTCCGCCGCTACTTCACCGCCGAGCAGCTTGCTGCGTTGGCGCCGATCAGCGTTCAGCCAGCAGC